TCTCCGAAATTGATGCCGACGACGAGAACGCAGTTGATCTTCCTTATGTCGTGACGATCGACTACGACTCTCAGCAGATTGTCAGCGTCCGACGCAACTGGCGCGAGAACGACAGCAAGAAGCTCCGGCGCAACTGGTTCGTTAGCTACAAGTTCCTCCCCGGTGTCGGGTTCTATGGCTTTGGCCTTTACCACATGATTGGTGGTCTGGGCAAGGCTGCGACCGGAGCTCTGCGCGCACTGCTTGATTCTGCTGCTTTCGCCAATATGCAAGGTGGTTTCAAACTCAAGGGTCGTGTCAGCGGCGGCGAGATCGATATCAATCCGGGTGAATTTGTTGATCTGGACGCGACAGTTGATGACGTTAACAAGGCTGTTATGCCTTTGCCTTTCAAAGAGCCGTCATCAACGCTGTTCCAGCTGCTTGGCTACATCACAGACCTTGGTCGCCGGTTCGCTAGCACTGCTGATCTGAATGTTGGCGATGTCAACCCCAACGCTCCAGTTGGCTCGACGGTTGCTCTGATTGAGCAGGGCTCGAAAGCATTCTCAGCGATTCACAAACGTCTGCACCACTCTCAGGGTCAGGAGTTCAAGCTCCTCGCAGAGCTGAATGCGGAGAATCTGCCAGAGTCGATGACGTTTGCTGTCTTTGGCGCAACGCAGACTGTTTATGCTGCTGACTTCAATGATCGCATTGACATCATCCCAGTCAGCGACCCGAACATCTTCAGCACTGCCCAGAGGATCGCTCAGGCCCAAGCCATCCTCGAGATGGCCAAGTCCGCTCCTCAGCTTCACGACATGTATGAGGCTTACAAGCGGATGTATGAGGCCATCCGCATCCCGAATATTGACGAGGTTCTGAAGAAGCCTGTTGAGGCTCCGAGGCTCGATCCGATCGACGAAAATATGAGCATCCTTTACGGCAAGCCAATTCGTGCTTTCCCGGAACAGGACCACGACGCGCATATCGCCGTTCATATGCAGTTCTTGTCGGACCCCTCTCTTGCGGGCAACCCTGGTGCGAAGGCTCTCCAGCCAGTCCTCATCGCACACATCGCAGAGCACATTGCGCTACTTTACCGCTCGCGCATGCAGTCAAGCATCGGTGTTCCGCTCCCCGGCCTACCGGACATACGCGATACCGACTTCAATTTCGAGGACATTGACCCCAACCTCGATATGCTCATCAGCCAGCGTGCCGCTCAGGTCGTCCAGCAAGCCCCGCAGATGCAGCAGATTCGCTCACTTACCCAAATGCAACAGGGTCAGCAGAATCCCCTGCAATATGCCCAGCAGCTCGCGCAGCTTGAGGCACAAGCCCTTCAGGCGCGTACGCAGGCAGAGATTCAAGCTGATCAGGCCAAAGCACAGTCTGACATTCAGATTGACAAGGCCAAGGCTGAACAAGATATGCAGATCGCAGCTATGAAGATCCAAGCAGATCTTGAAGCCAAAGTCCAAAAGTTGGAGGCGGAGTTGCAGTTGGAGCGAGAGAAGAACTTAGCAAAAGCCCAGATGGAGATTGACAATGGCTGAAAATTTAGACGAAGCGATCCAGAGGGCATACGTTAATACTCTCGCTCCTGTGAACCCGCAGGCTTTTGGCGCTCTGCGTCAAATTGGCAGTGGTGTCACTAGCGACACAGAAGCTCAGGCCTATCAGCAGATGATGGCTGATCCTGCTATGCGGGCGATGTCTCTTGAGCGCTCTGGCCCTCCGGCGATTGAACTCTCGGAGCAGGACAGGATGCTTGGGTCGCCCGAAGGCGGCATGGGGCAGACTCGCGGTCTTCCGCCAGAGGTCAGTGGCATCAATCCTGAAATGGCCAATCAAGAGGCCATGATGGAATATGTCCGACGCAAGGCTGAAGAGATCCGAGGTCGCATGGGTGGTCAGCCTGATTATGGCGGCTCGTTCGAGAACTTTTTACGCAGCATTGCTCCGCGCATTCAGGAGCAGCAACCCAAAGAAGGAGGCCAATAATGGCTGAAGTCAATGTTGAAAACATCAGCGATCTGATGGATCAGTTTGAGGAGACCATGGGCTTCCCAGCTGATGCCCCCGGACTCGCGCTTACTGAAGAGCAACTTGTTAATTTTATGCTTCTCTGCCACGAAGCCATGCATGGTGGTGGTTATGAGAGCGAAGAAGACGAGTATGAAGACGAGTATGAAGAGGAAGAGATTCCTGAATCTGGCATGAAGGTCAAGGTTATCAAGATGCATGGCGGCGACGTTAGCTCCATGATCGACGACATGCTTGGCCACGGCGGTCCGAAGGTCGATTACTAAATGCCAGTTCGCAAGGTCAAAGGTGGCTACAAGTGGGGCAAGTCTGGCAAGGTCTATAAGACCAAGTCAGCTGCCGAGCGCCAAGGCCGAGCGATCTATGCATCTGGGTATAAGAAAAAGGGCAAAAAGTGATGGCCAAGAAACCTGGACTCTACGCTAACATCCACGCCAAGCGCAAACGGATCGAGCGTCAAAAGGCTGCTGGCAAAAAGCCAGAGAAGATGCGCAAGCCCGGAAGCAAGGGTGCGCCAACCGCAAAGGCTTTCAAACAAGCTGCTGCTTCTAAGAAGGGAAAAAAGAAATGAACTGGATCACGAAGAGGCTGGGTGAGCCCTCAAGTTATGCAGCTGCTGGCGCGATTGTTGTCGGCATCGGTTTCCTTCTCGGAAACCAGTGGGTAGTTCTCGCTGGCATCTTTGGTGGTGTCGCTGGCTTCGTGCTGAAGGAAAAAGGTAAGTTCTGATGGCTACGTACAAAGGTCGCAAAGTAACTTTGAATAAGCCTCGCCGCATTGGCAAGGGTGAACCCAGCTATGGCAAAAAGAAGTCTGTTGTTTATGTCATGGACGGAGACAAAGTTAAGCGTTTGACCTTTGGCGATCCGAATATGAAGATCAAGAAGAATCAGCCGGGACGCAGGAGCAATTTCCGTTCCCGGCACAATTGTGACAACCCCGGCCCAAAGACCAAAGCTCGTTATTGGTCTTGTAAGGCGTGGTGATATGGCCAAGGCAGCAGTTAAAAAAGTCGCAGCAGCAGAGATCCGTGCAGCCAAGAGCTTTCTTGAGCGCAGAGGCCTTACGACTGAAGACATCAGCCCACGCAAGTTTGCGACAGCTGCCAAAGAGCTAGATAAAGGTTTTAAGGAGACCTTGGACATCCTTGCACGTGAACTTAGCGGAGGTCAGGTCTGATGGACCTTAATAAATTTTCAGAAAGCCTGAAAGAAAAGATCAACACTCCTTTTCGTTTTGATGTTGGTGGCATATCTATCCAGCCAAAAATTTATATCCAAGGCTCTGGAGGTGTTAATAAAATTCCTGTTGTTCTCCCAGAAGGAAACGCCGAAATTATTGATAGCAATATTAATGCTTCTGGCAAAGTTGGATTTGATGCGCTTACAAAAAGTGGCTATAATTTTGGAGCTGGGTTGTCTGGGAATTATTCAAAAGGTCTTCTTGAGTTCCCTGAGGAGCTTCAGAAATTTGGTGCACTCCCTGTGCAAAAATATGGAACACGCGGAATTGATTTAAACAGGATAGATGCATATTTAAATGCTCCGTCTGGATTAAATCTTCGAGGTAGCTACGAACCTCAAACAGATGACTACTCTGTCCGCGCTGGCATAAAGGTTCCTTTCTGATGGCTGAAGAAGAGATCAGGTCGTATGACCCGACGATGCGTGAGCAGACTCAGGCAGCGATTGCCGACCTGCTTCAGTCTTATGGTTTGGCTGGTTCGAATTACCAAGCCCAAAAGTTCTCCAAGAACATCACAGGCACCATGGACGAGGGTGCCCCACTTTTGGGCATCGGCCTGATGGACTTCACACCTGCTGGCTTGGTCTTTGCTGGTGAGGAGATTGCTCGTGATTTCTCTAAAGCGGAAGGCCCAGTTGATTACATCGCACCAGTTGTCGGTGGGGCTCTGAGTGCTCTTGAAGCATACCCTTTGACCAAAGCGGTGGTGAAGCCTATAAAGGCTCCTGTCGTAGATTTCTTAAGAAGTTTAAACCGTAAGATGGATAACTAAAATGGCTGTTTTCTACATCCCGCCGGAAAACATTGGCTCTCTTGGCAGACTGCCTTCAGATCAGCAATTCACAGGCGCACTTGAAAGTTTGCCTTTTGATGAAATGCAAAACCCTCCTTTGCAGCTCGCTGGATTGGGTCGTAGGGCATTCCTTAAAGGTCTTGCTGCAGTTGCAGGAACTGGAGCAATCAGAAAGTTGCCAGTTGATAAAATTGATGAAGTTGCGCCAGTTGCCAAAGCAAAAAGGCTCACAATCCCTAAGAACTTTAACATTTTGAGAGACTTGCCAAACACAAAACGGCTGATTGATGATTATGTTAGTGAAGATCTTTCTGTGCAGTTCGGTGATATTGATGACATTGATTATGAAGAGCTAGAAGAGCTAATTGAACAAACCTCCGATTCAGAAAGATTCGGCATAGCTGACACATTTGACGATGTGCGTAGATCAATGAAAGAAGAGTTGACGGATATTTACGGGTTGTCAGACAAAGAGGCTGATGGCCTGATGAAGAAAGAAGGCTTTGATCTTCCTGTGAGCAAATCAGAAGAAATCGACAGAATTAAATCATTCTCAGGAAGTTTCAATGAATACAAAAGTGAATATCCTAATTCACCTGCCAGCATTGATGATTGGTTTAATGCTGGTAAAAAAAGCAGATGGGAATGAGCACTGCCATGGCTGTTTTCTACATCCCACCGGAAAACATTGGAGCTCTCCTGAAAAGCTGTTTGATTGGTTTGACAGCGGCATAACAGAAAATTTGCTTATGGAAGACGCTAAAACATTTTTAGAACAGGCCGGTGGTGATGTTAAAAGGGCAAACGACGAAATCATGGAAAATATAGAAGAAATGATTGAAGATCTTTACTATAATTATGACTTTGTGCCAGAACAATTCTTTGAAGAAAACATAACAAATCCTCTCATAGAGGATTTGACGAAGACATCAGACTAATGCCAGCTGGTTCCAAAATCATCACGAGGCTGACCGACGATGCGGTGCGTTGGGTCGAGAGCCTTTCACGCAAGCTAGGTGATACTTACACCAGCGCAATCCCCACAGACCCAGAGACTATTGCTGGTCAAATGGGCGAGAAGCTGGTTAATCTTTCAGAGCAATCCCCGCAGATGCTCGACATTTATAATGATAAGGCTCTTTATCAAATCTTGCAAGAGACAGAGGCTGGAGAATCTTCTCTCGGACTCGTGTCCCCCGAAACATTTCGTCGGGCTGCGGCGGAGATTCCGATGGATGATCCGTACATCCGTCAGCTTGTCGGAGAAAAAGTTCAAGCCCTTTCCGATTTGATCGAGTCTGGGATTCCACTCAGCGATGTCCCATTTTTATCAGTAGATAATCCCATTGATAGGGTGGCGCAAACTGTAGGGCACGAAGGTCGCCATCGCAGCAGAGCTTTTGAATCTCTCGGAGAGCCAGACCAGCTCGTAAGGTTCATACACAGAAGTAGAAACCAACCATTGTCTGACCTCCCCAAAGACACTCAGCTTTATAGCGAGATCAGTGGGATGCAGAGAGAAGGTGGCGGGAAACCAATCGGAACTCTCGGCGAACTCATAAAGTTTTTAAGCATTGCACCCCCGGTTGCGGCTGGTGCTCTTTCTCAGCTACCGGAAGAGGCTGAAGTTGAATAGGTCTTCCTTCTCGTCACTAATGTCTAAAGGAGACAAAAAGATGATGCATGGCAAAAAGAAAACTTCGAAGAAGCCGATGAAAAAGCCGATGAAGAAGAAGCCGATGAAGAAAGGCAAGAAGAAGGGCTACTAATGCCAGAAGAAAATGACGTCGTTATGGTCGTCGTCACTGGTGTTTCCACAAAAGGGAAAATAAAAGATGATGGTGAGCGACCTCCTGAGAGCGATCAAGAAAAGGCTCCGCGATCAGAAAGCGACGATAGCGAATGATATGGTTGAGGGGCGCATGAGTGACCTCTCAGCCTATCATAAAAACGTCGGTGTTGCAGAAGGCTTAGAACAAGCCTGCGAAATTATCGACGAGATGTTGAAAAAACTAGATGAAGGAGACGAATGATCATGCCTCGTCAGCATGTTGAAAAAATCATTGTTGATGAAGATTCTGAGTCGAAGATTGGCTCGCATCAACTCCCTCGCCCGATTGGCTGGAAGGTTCTTGTTCAGCCCAGTCAGGTGAAAAAGAAAAGCAAAGGCGGAATCCTTCTGCCTTCTGAATCTCAAGACGCTCAGGAATATCTGACCGCACACGGTACCATCTTGGCGATGGGCGATCTCGCTTACAGAGACCGAGAT